TAAGCCGAGCAGCCTGAGCAGCACCTGGTGCTGCGTTACGGCGCGGGCGGCGCTGGCCCTGGCGGCTCGGAGGGCGCCGGGGCGTGTGCGCCGGGGTTGGCGAGCCGCCCCAGCACGCCGAAAAAACTGCGCACCCCCATGCCCTCAGCGAAGTTCAGCCTGAGCGCCGCCGCCGCCAGCTCGAGCACGTCGCCGTAGGGCAGGGCCACCAGCTCGGGCTCGCTCAGCGGTGCGGTGAGCAGGCAGAGACGCATCACGACGGGCGGGGCCTGCGAGAGCTGAACCGCGAGAGCGGCGGGGTCGGGGGTCTCGCCCGCGGCGATGAGCGCGGCGAGCAGCGGGGCCAGCTCCTGCCACAGCGCCTCGAACTTGAGCCAGCTCAGGCGCCCGACGCGCACCTCGCGCCCATCGCTGAGCGTCACGCGCTCCTCAGTGGGCATCGCGGCCAGCGCGGCGGAGACGCTGGCGATGTTATCCAACCGGTTGGTTTGGTTGTCCATGTTTGCTCCTGGCACAGTGTTACAGGCCTTGGCGGGTAGGCGGTACGCCACGTGCCGCCGGGCTTGCCACACCGCGCGGACGGGGCGTCCGCGCTACCCCTGCCCGCGGTGGTGTGTCGTGCACATGGGCGGGCGCGGGGACCCGCCCCTACACATACTCGGCGAGGACGCCATACGTGCTGCGCACGGTGCCCACCTTGGCCTGGGCGCCGTCGAAGAGGCAGTCCCAGGTGATGCTCGCGCCCTCGCTGAAGTCGTCCTCGCTGAAGGGCCAGCGGCTGTCGTTGAGCGCGACGTTCACCTTGTAGAACACGAACTCCACGCCCGTCTCGCGCCAGCTCGCTGGGTCGAGGTCGGTCAGCTCGCCGCGATCCGCGGGGGCAAGCTGCAGCAGCTTCACCATGCGGTGGCGTTCGAGGTCCACCGCGTCGCCCAGGCTGGTCACGACGCTCGCCGGACGCTCGTAGACGTAGGTCACCACGACCGCCTCGCCGTCGGCGACAGCTCCGCCGTCCACGCGCTTGACCAGGCCCTTCTCCACCTCAGCGAGATAGTCGTCGCCCGAGTCGTAGAGAGTCTGGCCGTCGTAGCTGGAGACGCTGAGCGGCTCGACGAACACGGTTGCGCCGGGGGCCGACGCACCGGCGTGCGAGGAGACGAGCGCCGGCGAGCCCGCAAAGGTGCCGGGCAGCAGCATCGCCCCGCTGAGGCTGGTGGTGGTGCCGTAGAGCACCCAGTAGCCCGCGGGCGGAGTGCCCTGGGGCGGCGTGAAGGTGAGGGTCACCTTCTCGCCGGTGGTCACGGTCACCTGGTTGGACCGCACCGGCGCGCCGGGGACGAGCCCCGCCTGCTCCGTGACGTACAGCGGCGCCACCCAGTAGTAGTAGCTGCCAGGCGGGACAGTGCCGCCGCTGCCGCCCGCCGAGCCGCTCAGGCCGCTGACGCCCTCCGGCGGCGTGCTGCGGATGCCGTAGGGGTGGCCAAGCTCGGTGTAGTCGCCGCCGTAGAGCCTGAGCGTCTCGCTGACGCGCACCAGGCCGCCGGCCTCGGGGGCCTGCGCCGCGCCGTCGGAGAACAGCAGGTCGAGGGTCAGCGGCCCGGCGTCTTCGAGCAGGCGGAAGGTGAGGCTGTAGCGCTTGGCGCGGTTGCGCCTAGCGATGGGCTGGGTCAGGCCCTTGAGCGTGAGGTTCTTGCCGGCCTGCTCGGTGGTGATCAGCACCGCGGCGTCGGCGACCTTGCCGAGCGGGCGCCACGCCCCGCCGCCTCCGGCAGATGGATCCCAGAGGAACACGCTCGCCGCGCCGATGGTGTGGAACGGATGAAACGTGTACTGCGATGTCGACATCGGTTGCTCCTTGTTTCGTAGGCGCCGCTGACAAGCGGCGCGGTTGCCAGTTGCCAGTTGTCAGTTGCCAGAAGGCAGATGGCAGTAGGCAGTCTAGGTAGGCGGCACTTTAGTGCCGCCGACATGGCGGCGGGGTTGAAACCTCGCGTACCGGGCGGGCGCTGGGGCCCGCCCCTACTGCTGCACGTACTTCGCTTCGAGGCTGAGCTCGGCGGTGGCCACGACCATGTTGCCGGGCGCGCCCACTGCGTCGTAGACGATCCCCAGCGTGCGCAGGTGCTTCACGCTGCCGCCCAGGTTGTGGCTGGCGTGAAGGCCGAGCCTGAGCTGCTGCGCCAGGCTGCGGGCACCGGCCAGGGCGTCCGCCCGCCGTCCCGCCGCATTCCTGACGCGGAGCCGCAAGCGCGCCGTAACGTCGTCCGCGCCGGGTGTGAAACGCTCCTCGTCCACGATCACCGCCACCTGCGGATACGCTGCGGGAGGCAGGCTTATGTCCTGCGTGAGCTCGCGGATCGCGGGCGTGAAACTCTGGCTGCCCAGCCAGGTGAGGACGCGAGTGGCGATGCCGCTTACTTCAGCCATGCTGTGCCTCCTAGAACCGCTTCAGGGCGGGCGCGTCGAGCCGCCGCTCTTGGCCCTCGGTGGTGCTGAACACGGCCTGCTCCGGCTCGCCGTCAGCGTCGGCGGGCAGCTTGGCCTCGCCCGCGGCGACCTGGGCCAGGTAGGCCTGGACCATCTCGCGCGAGGAGCTGAGCGGGTTCTCGCGGTCGTCGAGGTAGCGGCGGCGGTAGAGGAAGTACAGCGCCAGCGTGGCGTTGAGCCGCTCCAGCGCCGCCTGCACGAGCAGTGACGACAGGTCCACGCGCCCCAGCAGGTAGCTGTCGATGAGCCCCGCGCCGTCGGCGATGGCCTGCGTGATCACGGCCTGCGTGGCAGGATCCTCCAGGTCGGGCGGGGTGTTCGTGTCGTCGGCAAGCCCGGCCAGGACCTGCGCGTCCAGTCGGCGGGTGAGGTGTTCGATCGTTGTGTAGGTTGCCATCGTGAACTCCTAGGAGGTTCTAGGTGCTAGGTTCTGGGTTCTAGGGGCGGCGTGCCGGGTTGGACGTCCGGGGTGATATCTGAGGGAGCACCTAGCACCCAGAACCTAGAACCCAACACCTGCCTTACGCTCCGCTGCTGCCGACGGCCAGGTACCACAGCCCGTAGCCCGCGCCGCAGCGGCTGCGCACGCCGTACTTGAAAGTGTCGGTGCTGAACACGTACTCGTCGCTGGGGTCGGCCACACTGCTGAACTCCGGCTTCACGCGCCACTGGAAGATCAGCGGCCGCACGGGGTACTTCGTCGCCAGCACGAACCACTTGCCGCTCGCGACATACGGGCTGGCGTAGAGGTCGAGCAGGCCTGAGAGCGGGTTGCCCGAGGGCTTCTCCACGCTCGTCGAGCCGGCGACGACGATGCTCGTCGAGTGCAGGATCTGCCGCGCGTTGAAGTAGTTGTCGGGGCCGACGAGCAGAACATCAGGCATCACCCCCAGGGGCTTGCCCTGGTCGTCCTTGAACGCCATCATCGTCTCCACCGCAGTCTCGAGGTTCGAGGCGCTCAGCGCTACGGCGAGCTTGTTGCTCTGGGCGCCGCTGCCGCCCTCGGCGTGGTCGGTGTCGAAGAACATCTGGCCGTCGTAGCACGCCGTCGTGAAACCGCCGTTGAGCAGGCTCAGCAGCAGCTCGTCAGGATGCATCGCACTGCGCACGGCCAGCTCTTCGATGCGCGGCTTGATCTGGCCGAGGCGGTCGTCCTCGAACGTTTCACGGTCGATTTCGATGGTCGCCTCGTACTTCTGGTTGTCGATCTCGTAGGCGTGGGTGCGCAGCGCGCCACTGACGCGCTCGTCGATCCACTCGCGCATCGCCGGCACCGCCCCCAGCCAGTTGTAGCTCTCCTTGTCGGAGGAGCTATCCACCACGGTGGCGATCTTGGGGTACAGCGGGTCAGCCTGCACAAACGCCTTGTCGAACAGGCTCTGGAACCCCGTGTACGCCGCCGTGAGAAAGTCTCTCGTTACCAGTCGGGACATGTATCGCTCCTTTGCATAGTCGTGGTCTTGCCGTCGAAGCCGCGGCTTCGCCGTATCAGGGGTAAGTTGCCAGTTGCCAGTTGTCAGTTGCCAGTAGGAAGAACACGGGGACGACCCACCTTGCGGACGATGCGGGTGAAGCGTAGAATGGCTGCGTGGCAGCCAAGTCGTACCGTGAGCTGCTCGCCTGGCAAAAGGCCATGGCGCTCGTCCGGGACGTGTACCGCCTGACGCAAGGTTGGCCGCCGTCGGAGATGTACGGCCTGATCGGGCAGGTCCGCCGGGCAGCCGTCTCGGTTCCTTCCAACATCGCCGAAGGACAGGGGCGCGGCCCAGGCAAGGAGTTCACCCACCACCTCAGCATTGCCTACGGCTCCCTGCTAGAGCTGGAAACCCAGCTCCTGATCGCCAAGGACCTCGGGTACAACCGTGAGGTGGACGTCGAGCCGGTCCTCGCGTCAGCGGGCGAAGTGGGCCGTCTGCTAAACGGTCTACTCCGCTCGGTCTCCGAGTAGCGCCCGCCACCGCGCGACATCTGTTTCACTGACAAATGGCAACTGGTAACTGACAACTGCCTACACCGCCAGCCGCACCCAGAGGTCCGTGCCGTCCAGCGCCTCGAGGCGCCCACAGAGCACGTCGTAGGTCGTCGTGGCGGCCAAACCAACCGTTTGGTCATCCACTACGTAGACGTTCGCGCCGATGTTGGCCTGGGTGATCGTGCCGCTTTTCCCGAAGCTGAACACGCCCTGGGTCTGGACGCGGACGAGCAGGTCGCCGCTTTGGCCATTCGTGTTGTCGGCCTCTTCGAGGGCGACGCCAAGGAAGGTGTAGCCGGTCGCATCGGCGCCGGGCACGGCGTAGCCGTCGGTGCCGGCGCAGACCAGGCTGCCCTTGTAGATATTCGCCGCCGCCTTCACCGGGTGCGCGGTGATCAGGCCGTCGCGGAACTTCGTGTACCGATTTGCCGTCAGTGGGGTCATTCTTGGCTCCTTAGATGGTTGTGCTGTAGGGATTGAGTTGTCATTGACCAGTGGCCCAGGCTAGTTGCCAGTGGCCAGTTGCCAGTTGTCAGACGCCCGCGAATGGGATCTGCTGCTGCGCAGACCTCCCTTCCTACTGACAACTGACAACTGATAACTGAAAACTGATAACTGAAAACTGGCAACTGCTTACTGCTCCTGCTTGATGCTCGCGTACTCTTCCTCGCTCAGCCCGAGCAGGCTGGCAATGCGGCGCTCCTCCGGGGTGAGCATGGGTGCCTCGTCCTCGCGGGCGCCGGCCAGCTCGCCGCGCGCGAAGCTGAGGGGCAGCGCCCGCAGCACCTCGCGCAGCACCGCCGACAGCGGCGCCGTGCGGCCGTCGGGGAAGCTGACCAGCAGCTGCTCCTCGTCCGCGGCCATGAGCGCCTCCTCCACCCCGGCGCGCTCCATCGCCGGCGTCAGCCGCCCCGTGTCGCGCAGCTCGCTTAAAAAGAACGCCACCTCGCGCCGCATCTCGCCGTGGCGCAGGCGGCGGTTCTCTTGGGCCAGCCGCGCATTCTCCTCCGCCAAGCGGACAGTGTCGCCCGCCTGGGCGCTCTGCAGTTTCTCCGTGTCCGGCATACGCACCTCCGTGCGAATCGTGATTACTCGTGGTTTCACGCCAGGCGAGCGATGCAGCATCAGCCGCCTGGCAGGTGAGTCGGCGCCCGGCAGACCGCTCATCGCAGCGCCGGGCGCCATGTGGTTCGATGTTTCACGCTGGGGAAGCGGCGGGAGGCCCTTCACAGATGGGGGACGAGCGCCGAGCAGCGCCAGCGCGCGCAGGTACGGCCCGGCGCCGTCCAGATCGGCGTAGAGCTCGGCGCTGCGGAACGGGTAGCGGCCGGCGTCGAGCGCGTCCGCCAGCTCGGGCGGCACGCCCGCCAGGTCCGCGCGCAGGTACTCGCCGTCCCACATCAGCGCCATGACGGTGCCTTGGGCCGGGCCCTGCTCAGCGTGGTCAACGTTGACGGGCGCGGTGTGGTACTGCCCTTCGTAGCGCTCAGCGATGTGCGCCAGGTCGGCGCTCGTCAGCCGCACGGGGTGGCCCTCCGAGTCGGTGAACGCGCCCGGGCGGAGGATCGCCACGCCGCGGTAGGTCGCCGCGGTAGATGGCGGGCACGGCGGCCCACCCCACTGGAGGGTCATCACTGCGCCTCCCGGCCGGCGGGCCTTGCGCGGCCGTAGCGCGCGTACATCTCCGCCTCGTCCAGCGGCAGGCCCAGACTGGCAAAGAGCTTGTCCACCTCGATCTCCTGCGCGATGTCCGGCTCGGCGGGGGGCTTAAGCTGCCAGCGCGGATAGAGCCGCAGCTCGGGCGCCAGGTTTAAGTCGACGACCCAGCGCACGAGCCCTCCGTTGATCAGCTGCATCAGCGCCTGGGCGTCCTGGCGCACGATGTCCTGGCGGACCTTAAGGTGCACCTCGCCCAGGCTGCGCGCCCCGCGATCGCCTGCATCGGCCGTTAGCGTCTGGCCCAGCAGCGCCTTGCTCATCTCCGCGTTGCACAGCTCGGTCAGCTCGCGGTAGGCGTCCACGCTGCCGCCGCGCTGCGCTTCGAGCAGCATCAGCTCCACGCCCTCGGGCACCACCAGCCCCGTCTCCTGCTGGATGCTGCCCACGATGCGGCGGTAGGCGGCCTTCTCCTTCTCCGTCGCGGATGGCGGATGCTTGAGCACCGTCGTCGGCGTGCCGAACTTCTCGGCGTACATCACCCAGAAACGCAGCGCCTGGCGCTTGAAGTAGGTCAACCACCACACGCTGCGCAGCGCCGGAAGCCCGTAGGGATCCTCGTGGCGGCCGTAGGGCGCGAAGACGAGGAACTTGTAGGGCGGCATCTCCGCGCCGAGGAATGGCTCGGCGGCGCTGAGAAGCTTGAGCTCGCCCGCTGCGCCGAAGACGAAGCGCCGCGGGTGCCGCGACTTGAGCGCTGTGGGCATCAGCCATCCGCCGGGCGGCGGACTAAGCTGCCCGTCCTGCGCCATGCCGCCCGCTCCATTACCGCTCGCAGCCGCGCCGTTCGCGCCCTGCCCCGGCGTGTCCGCGCGGTCCCAGATGACCTCGCTCACCGCCAGGCCGAAGGGGATGGCGTCGAGCAGCTCGGTCAAGTCGCGCTCGAAGCCGCCGCCAGTGACCGCCTCGTCCCGCAGGCCGCCTACGCCGATCCCCGCCAGCGCCTGCTCGACGAAGGCGGCCACGGCCTGCGCCTGCCCTGATGCATCGGCGGGCACGACGCTGCGCTCCCAGCTCAGCACCGCCGCCTTGCGCTGGGTGACCATCGCCATGAGATGCGCGTCCTTGTCCAGCGCCTCCTCGAACAGGCCGTAGGGATAGGCGTAGGCGCTGTCGGGCTTGCGGCTGGCCAGCAGCGGGTCGCGGTTGGGCCGTACGCCGAGATAGGCGCAAAGCGGCTCGTAGATGTCGCTCGCCACCCCCGCCACCTCGCGCCTGAGCGCCTGGCCGCTGGGCACCGCGGGGGAATCCGCCAACTTAACCAACCGGTTGGTTTTGGGCTTGTTTCGCCGTCCTAAGAGCATCCTGTGTCTCTCCTCTGTCTACTTCTCACGCGCATGGGGTCTGCGCGCCAGTCCTTGCTAGAAACCCTCCACGCCGCTGCGCTGGGGCCCGGCGGACTGCACTTCGCCGCCGCCCGCGATCAGCGGCAGCCCCGCCTCGAGCGCGCGGGCCAAGGCGTCGAGCTGGTCGTCGTGGCTGCCCGCAGGATATTCCGCCGCCTCGGTGCGAAAGGCTGCCACCCACGGCGCGACCGCCGGCAGCAGCACCCGCCCGTCCGCTACGGGCACCGCCGCCGTCTCGATGCGCGCCGCCTTGCTCCTGGCGGCGCCCAGCGCCCGCACCGGCAGCCCGCGGTCCCAGGCCGCCTGCGCCAGCGCCTGCTGATAAGCCACGGCCTCGACGCCTACCACGCGCGGCAGCCACTGCCGAGTGAGGCGGCTGAGCTGTTCGAGCTGCGTAGAGAACGGCACCTTCAGCCGGAGCACGTCGAGCACGTAGATCAGCGGCTCGGCCATGTCGCTCGCAGCGTCAGTGGCCAGGCCGATGACCACCGCCGCGAAGTAGTCATGGCGGCGCCCCTCGCCGATCGCCGGGTCTACGCCCATCACGACGGTGAGCGGCAGCGTGCCGCAGTACCACTCCCCACCCGCCTGGGCGAGTTTGGCTGGGTCGTAGGTGCGGAAGTCGGAGTCATGGAACACCTGCTCGGCAAGGCTGACGGGCGCGTTGAGGAACTCCTGGGAGAAGGCGCGGTCGCCGATCTCGCGCCGACGCGCTTCGAGGCGCGCCAGCGTCCAGCGCTCAGGCCACAGCGGACAGCCCGCGTCGTCAATCGCGCTTAAGGTGAGCACGCGCCACTCGCCGCCGGCGGTAGGCGGCACTTCAGTGCCGCCGGTGCTAATCTCCGGTAGGCGGCACTTTAGTGCCGCCGGTGCCGCGTTTCG